TAGTTGTATTTGTGTATTGAGAGTAAGTTACTGCACCATCTAAATAATAAGTTACACCAGATGTGAGGTATTGATCTTTACTTGTAGTTGTAGAAAAAATTAATGGGTGGGCATTATTTGAAGCATCACTTTGTTCAAACCTTAGAGTACCACCTTCAACCCAATTTACAGTTCCAGGCCCAGTAGAATTTCTAGCTCCGTTTAAATAAAAAACGTTACCTGTTCCACCGCCATATAGGTTTCCTGAAGCTACGGTTACTGTATAAGTATACTCTGCCATAGCTTCAGTACCTTAAATTATGCTAATCTCAATATAGCTGCTGAAGTTGTGAAAGCTGGAAACTGAATCGTAAATGTTCCAGATGTTGCAGTCTTGTCACCACCAAAATCTAGTACAGCAACAGCGTCAGTAGTGTTTGATCCACCGTCAGTTGTTGTGTTGTAGATTAAAGCACCTCTTGCAGTAAGAGTTACGTTTTGAAAAGATAAATCAGCAAAATCAGTAATCGCTACTGAAGATGATACTTTAACGCCTTGGTTAACTAGCGTTCCACCACCTGCAGAGTAGTTAGCTGAAGAAACTTCATTTGCTGTAATGTAGTTTTCTGTTGATTTTCCTAAAGTTGCAGAACTTGTGTACATCGCTAACTTATAAGTGTCAGATGATGTGTCAAAGTCATGCTTTCCTTGTAGTAATTCTTTTTTGAAAGAATCACAAATTGCATTTGTTGTTATTGCCATAATGGCCTCCTTATTAATTTGTATTTGGAGTAGGACTAGGAACCTGTATTCTAGGAACTCCATCATCATACTCAGCTCGTCTTCTTCTACCCATTTGTTGTAGGGCAAAATTCTGTACTTCTTCATTGTACTTGCTTTCATAGAGCTTGTACATATCCATAGGTCCTTTTAAAAATCTAAAACATTCTGTAAGAACACCATGTAATAACATAGACTCTTGGTATTTTGCTAAATACGTTTGATTTGTAGAAGTAAATTCAGGTGGATCTTTTATATAATTTATTTGTACTGTATCAGCCGTAGATGGTGTTGGTGCCACTATTATGTTAAATTCATCCCAATTAGCATAGTATTTGGGTTGTCCTTGTGCACCAGTACCATTAAATTCTGATATAAAACTTGTATCTCTTTTTTCTAAAAAAGTTCTGTTACCACTGGAATCTATATGTTCAACGGATCTTAAAACTAAAACATCCGATGGCATAGACACAGCCCTGTTTGCAGCTGTAAAAGTTGAATTTGCATATTTTCTCAGATCATCATAATCAACTTTACCTGCTACATCTAATTCTACGTTTCTTATAAACTCTTGTATTTGAGAGTCTGACAATACATTGTTACTTACTTCTGTATAGTTTCTTACTTGTGTTAAAAAAGTTGAATGTGTTATGGCCATTATGAAATATTAACCTCCACTTGTCCTATTAAAGATAACATTTTTCTTCTTCTATTCTGTAAAGAAGGATCTTCAGGAATCATGCTATGTACTATTGATGTTACTCCATTTCTAATTATTTTAAAATCTTGAGTTTTAAATGCAAATTCTCCCGGTAAGGATAAATTTGCAACACCCACTGATGCTCCACCAGAATTGGTAATTGTTACATCACTTGTATTATTATTTACAAATGGTTGAATAGGTTGTTGAAATTTCATGTTTCTTGAATTTTGTAAAGCGATTGCATCAGCAGTATTATGTCTTCGTCTTATTTGTGGATGTTTAGGTTCAAACTCAGATATATGTACTAATGATCCATTCCATTCTTTAACCATCTCAGTATATGGAAATGCCATTCCTGATCTGTCTGATATTGATTGTGATCTTTTACCTGTCGCCCATTTAGCCATATTATATTCCTTGTGGGTAGAATGATTGAGGAGTAATATATGTAGAAGCTCTCTGACCATCCTCATCCAAAGCTCTTTTTAATTGATCCTCGTAAATTAATTTATTTTGTTGTACTAATTGTGGGGCATTTTTCATAGCAAGATAATACGCTAAACCTGCAACCATACATGGTAAAAATCTAAAAACTACATCTGCATCATTTGTGTAATTACCAGCGTCCTCTATTCTCTTAATTACATAATATTTAAGTGTTGTGTAGGTATTTAAATCTGGTGCTTGGTATAAATATATTTTCGGAGTATCTTGTCTATCAACATAATATTGAGATGGTTGTCCCGTGGCTAATTTGTTTGGTAAAGCTGCATATGCAGATCTATCAATTTTAGTTAAAGATACATCTTGTGTATTAGCATTATTGCTACCTGCTGCTGTCGATGACACAAAAGCTTCTAAAACATCACTTACACCTGCACTCACTGAGTATTCAGCTTGACCAGATACTAAAGCATTTTCATGTAAGGCTACCTTCCATAAATGAATTCCTCTATTAGCCCATTCTGCAAATAATAAATTTAAGCTTGTTCTAGCAGATTTTAAACTATGACCACTTGTAGTAGTAAGTCCACATCTTTCGTATGCTTCTTGAATTATCTCTTCTATAGATAGGTCAAAACTAGTCGTCCCTGAAGTTGCCATTATTATCCTTTTTACGGTTATACAATTTCTTAGATTGTACCACTTTTTGACTAAACTTTGAAGACCTTAGACTTTTTGCTATATAATTTGGCCAAGACACGCTTTTTCTTCTTTTTTTCATCTCTTGCACCTCTAAGCTTACCTTCTATTTGTTTTGTTATTTGACCTCTAGATATTGTCATATAATTTTCACGTTTTTATATTTTTTAATAATACTTTCTGGTAATATTTTTTCTATATCATAGTATTTTTTTTCTACCTTATCAACTCTAACATCATGTATGGGTGCTCCTAAAATAGTATCGTCATAATGTTTTTGATTAAATTGGAACTTTTTTAATTGAATATTTACATCCTGAATATTTAAAAATTGTGTAATTTTATTTATTTGGTTTTGAGGATCAGACACTAAATCATCATAATTAATAATAATATATGCTTCTTGTTGGTCAATTATATTTCTAATAGATAAAAGGTTTTTACCAATTGCACCTTCTTCTGACATGTAAAAGTTAGATTGATTCTCTAAATCATGTTTAAAAAAACGCATAAATGAAGCTAAACATTCTAAAGGTTTTCTGTATAAGATTACAAATTTTCTTTCTTCCTGTATTTCTTTTAACATATCCAAGTTAAAAGGTGTTCCCCAAGGACCTTTGTCTAAAATAAAATCGTAATTAGTATTACTATAATAATTTGGTATTATATTTTTTAACACATTATAAAAAGATTCTTTGTTTGGAAAATTAAAATATTTTTCGTCTTTTTTAAGTTTGTAAATTTGATAAACCATTTCTACAACAAGACTGTGTGGACTTACGCCTAAATGACTATGGTTTACAAGAGCACCTAATAAAGTTGTTCCTGATCTAGGCATTGCAGTTAAAAAGTTAATTTGTTTCATAATTAAAATTTATTACAAATCTTTTGTGTACATTTGTTGGATAAATAACTTTATGTGGAGTAAAGCTTTTAAAAATAACTATTCTATTTTGAACACTTTCTATTTGTTTGATATTATTTCCAAGTCTAATTTTAGTTACAGAATTGCAATTAGTCAAAAAAAATATTGCAGTAATTGATTTAATATCGTTATTATCAGTATGGTAAGCACATTGTAAAGAATCCTTATCTCTAAGAGTCAAATTTGCTCTCACATGAGTAAATTTTTTTACATTAAGTTTATCAATAAAAGGAACAATATGACTATTAAAATAGGAGCTATTTACAATATTATTAAAATAGCAATGATTAAAAAAACCATTTTTATTTAATCTATTTCCTGGCACATCTTCTTTTTTAAAAAACCACGGAAAATTTTCAGATTCAAAATCTTTTAAAATATTTTTAAACTCTTGGGGCTTTAAAAAATTATCTATTACTAACATGCCCAATTTACAAAAGAATACCTTATACCTTGTGTTACAGGTTTTACTTTATGAGGAAACATAAAATTACTTGGAAAAATAATTATATCTCCTTGTTTAAATTTTATCTCATAGTTATTAAACATAATAAATTCCCCACCAACAAAATCTTCATTTAAAACTCCTACAATACTAAGTATAGGTATTCCTTTTTTTTCTCCATCAAACATAGAATGTATATGGTCGCAATGAACTGCCATTTCGTTATTTTCAAAATATTTATTAAATCTTATTTCAGTAATATATTTAATACCAAACCATGGATAATTTAAATATTTTAAATATTGAGTAACACCCTCATGAACTTTTTCCATTATTAATTTACTCGAAGGAAAATCATCATGGCTCATTTGTAATTCATTTTTTCCAGATCTGTTAATTTGTTTGCCTGTTTTGTTATCGTAAAAGGTATTTTCTTCCCAATTTATTTTTTTTGATTCATCGATAGCTTGTTTACAAATATTAGCAGGAATTATATTGTGAAGTTGAAATACATATTCTTCTAAACTTTTTCTAAAATTTACTTTAATTATACTCATTTCAATACATTTGTATTAAAAGAAATAATAATTTTAAATTCTTTAAATTTATTTATAGGTGATTCATGTTTCATAAATGCAGGAAAAGTTAATATATCACCTTCTTCTATTTCTAAATCAACATCTACTATATTTGTTTTTACACAAGAAGTTGGTAATTGCAAATAGAAAACATTTGTAAAATTAGCTTTTGCATGCGTATGAAATTTATGAAAATCTCCTGTATTGTATACTTGAAACCATATATTATCTATTTCGACTTCATTAAATTTATTTTTAATTAAAAAGTTATTTAAAAAATCTTTTAAAATATTTTTTTCAAAATATTCTTTATATTCTCTTCTCATAGTATTTGGTATTGCCCAATCTGTATGAAAAATTTTTTCATCTGAACTTACTCTTATAGTTTGTGGTATTTTAAATATTAAATCTATTAAATTTTTTTTATGTTCTTTAAAATTATTTACTTTGTAAGTATTTATAAAATTCACACTAAATCTTTTGCTTTTCCAATCACAGGTTTATATTTAGTTTTACCCTCAGATTTAAAAGCATGCAAGAATTGTTTTCTTGGTTGGTCAGTAGTATAGCTACAATGTATCCATCCACTGTTAGGCTCACCAGGAGTATACATTCAAAATCTGCCGCCTCAGCTTTTGCATGTTGGCTGTTGACTGAGCTACCGATCTTTAGGCACAGCTGCTCGCTACGGAAACCGCTAGTCACCTTGACCCTGCCAAAATGGTCACGTACTGGTTGAAGAATATTTTCACACAGTGCTTTTAATTTTTCTATCTGTCCTGAGTTTGGATTGTTATTTATATCCAATCTGATAGCTGTGTCTGATTTAATTAATTCTTGAAGGGTAAAATTACGACTTAGATTCATTTTAATATCCTAATATTTTGTAATCTTTGTAATAATAATTTTCTATATATTTTTTTTGTTTGTTTGAAATATATAATTGTCTTGATTTTTTCTCATCATGTATATAATTCATTGGTATTATACCTAAATTAAAGTTGTCAGACAACCATTTGTTAAAATTAATGTTAAGTCCTTCTTCATATTTGTAAATTTTTGTCTTATAATCTAAAAAATTAACTTGAGGCACAAAATAATTAGAGCAATCGTTATAAATTGTGTTGTTAATAAATTCATCAAAAAGATTTTGTGTCTTTAAAATGTATTCTATTTTTTCGTTATTAATCTTTCCATAATTATTTATAGCACTTAAGAATTTATCTACAGGATCTCTCACTACAGAAAATTTTTCAAAATTAGCATGATCATAAAAAAACTCATACTCAGGAAATGTTAAATGAGCTACTTCTTTACCTCTAAATGTTCTATCAAATTCAAAAAAAGCTATTTTATAATTACTATGTTTAAACAATTCTTTTATAAATCTCCCACCCGTTCTTGGTATGTGAACATGAAGAATTTTTTGGTCAATTAACATTATAATGGTATAAACGATATTTTATTATTTTCAAAAGAATTATCAATCACGTCAAAACCTAAAGTAATTCTATTACCTACAAAAGGTTCATCAATAATTACCTTATGTTTTAAATTACAAGGACCAATATAAATATTTCCTATTTCATTTATAATTTGTGTTCCGTCTTCAAACACAGTTCTTGTTTTTTTTGGATCAATTGAAATGTATCCGTGTAACAACCAATCGTGATTATGCCAATCTAGTAATTCATCATATTTATGATAATTTATCCAAGATTGAATCCAAAGATTTTGATCTTTCCCGTGATAATCTTTAATTATTTTTCTTAACTCTTTAAATAATTCATAAAAATATTCATCTCCTGCGGTAACAGCGAAAATATTATATAAACCGTAATTCCATGTAGTTTCTTTTGTATTAATTATACTTGATATTTTATCAAAAGCTTTATTACACTTATCAATAAATAAATTTTGATTATCAGAAATTATTTTAGATTTAAAAAGCACTATTTAAGGATTAGCTTTTTTATACTTTTGCTACCGTCTATATTTTCTTCTAGTTCTGCCATCGACTTTATGCACTGATACTGAATATTATTATTTTTGTTAGACCTCATTGCGACCCTCTTACCTTTTAAACAATCAGACATAGTTTCTTGTATTCTATGTTCTTTGATCTCTCCATTAACAATCATAAGTAAAGCTATAATCAACTCCATTAATGACCTCCGTTTTGTCTTACTTTGTCTTTTAACACTTCAATATCTGCTAGTGCTTTATCTAATTGTTCTCTTAAAAATTCTATATTGACTTTGTTAGTCATATTCATCTCTTGAGTTTCTTCCATTTTCTCGACAGACTTGTATAAATCTTCAATCAAAAAATGTTGCTCTTGATCAGTAGGAACTTGTTCAGATTTTTTTAACAAATCATTTTCAAACAATTCACGTGAAGTTTCTAACGATACTAACCTTGCAGTCAGCTCTGTGTATGCGAACACGCCCATTGCTACGAGCACGATCAGGCTAGCAACCGTTTTCATCGGCATCTGCACGCGTGCCTCTTCTCCGATATTAAGTGGTTTATTGGACACCTGGACCTCCACATAAAGCTAGCACCACTAACATCAATATTAATGCGCCTGTAAAATAATAATTCATTTTTATCTCACTCATACGTTGGACAAGATTATCAACTATTAAACCTACCTTGTCTAGTGCCTCAAAAAACCTATATAACCATTTATCAATCATTTTCTTGTTCTTCTTTAAAACCTTCTTGTAACATTTCACTTAATGTTTGTTCCTTTTTTTCCATTTCATAGAACATTTTATCGCTGTCCTCTGTAACCAATCCACTATCCTCAGCATCCCAGTATGTAGTCTGAACTTTGTAATCTGGCCAGCTGTCATCAGTAGTATAACTATTAATGTGCCAGAGAATACGATTATTAGGCTGAGCTGCATAATTACCGTTAGCAAGAGCCAATATATGCGCACACTTATGTTCTTGAGGAATTTCAGAATGCTCAACATCCAAAATATTAACGTCTGGATGACCCCAATCAATTGTAAATAAATATTCTCCATGAATAAATTTTTTATTTAAACCTAAATATTTACCTTTTACACCAGCCAACCAATCAAACCTATGAACACTAGGCCAATAACTGAAACAGTTCCACAATTCCAACTCGTGCGTCTGCATATCCGGCACATCGGCTCTATCATACGATTTTTGGAAAAACGCTGAGATAGGCAAACGCCAAAAGCACGCCCCATTTGGTAACATGATGTTAAACAAGATCGCACGACCTGATATGGACGTGAGACCGAAGATAACACACTCTTCACTTTCTCCGTGATGTTCTTTAAGATCATATAAATACTCCTTCCTTATCTTACAATAAATTGGTGGTATATTAGCATTTAAATAAGACATATTACAATACTGGTAGATAAATTACACTTATAACCAATCTTCTTTTAGCATTTGTTGTTGTTGAACCAGTGTGTATTATATCAGATTTGAATGTTAAAAGTCTATTCTCTTCACTAAATATTTTTTTGTCACCTACCTTACAATAACCATCGCAGGTATTTAAAAAAAACACTGATGAATAAAATCTAGAATCATTTTCATCATTGTGATAACCTGTTTCAATAATTTTTTCAGTTTGTGGGTTACAATTTATTTTAGCTCTTCCCAAAGCTGACATTTGAATTTTTTTTAATAATGGGATAATTACAGGAAAACTTAGACTACCTATTTCTTTCCCATTTTGATATAAATTATGTGAAAATTGCCAAAAATCATTTTCATATATTGAAGACTTTTCTTGCCAATACCAAGGAAATTTATTTTCTGAAAAATGATCTTTAATATATTTAAAGTCTTTGTTATCTAAAAAATTATCTATTACTTTCATTTTAAAAATCTAAATTTAAATAACCCACATTAGAAAAATTATTTGTCTTTATATATTTTATAAAAGAAATAATAATCAATCTCTCATGGTTTTCTAAAGTACAATCAACATTTGCTGCATGAGGTACACCTGCACCAAAACAAATTAATCTATTGAATTTACCAGAATAATTAATAGTTTTAGAAAATTTATTATTATTTTTTATTTTACTCTTATACACTTCTTCTTTTTGTTCATCAGTGTAATTAGTTACATTTTTAAAATATTGATTTTTTTCAAATTGTTGAGTTAAATCGTATTCATTTATCTTTTCATATATTGAAGTGCCAAAAGTTCCTTTAGAGTTTAGATAAATTATTGCTGTTAGAAAACCATCGTCTCTGTGAACCCAGCCATCACATTTATCGATATTGCTTTTTTGAAAATTAGTAGTTGCGTAATAATCAACGTGGCCACAACCTGGATATATTGTATTTATTATTTTTAAATTTATGTAATTAAATAAATTAATATCTATTTTACTTAAATCTGTGGAACGTAATCCATAACCTCTATGTTCTTCAGAGTAATCTAAACTTTTACTTATCTCTACAATTTTACAAGGGTCTTTAAAAAAATTATCTACACAAATATTATGAAATAAAGACATAGGTCTATATAACCTATTTTATTAACATTTCCACCTTCTTCTTGCCTGTCTTAATCTTGAATTTGGATCTGCAGCAGCTTTAGGAAATTTTTTCATTTGTCCAGCACTTCTAGCACAAAAAGACTTCCTACGCTTTGAGGCTTTTGATCCTGCTTTTACTTTACCTGTTACCGCAGTTTTCAATTTTGATCCAGGGTTGGCTCTTCTATAAGCAGCAACTCCAGCTCTTGTCATACCCGCACCTTTTTCAGTGGGTCTAAAATTCTTTTTGTTTCTTGCAGGCATGTTGTCACCGCCTCGTTTTAATTTCAACATACCACCTTGAGCTTTTCTTTTTTTTCTAAATATTGATCTACTTAGTTCATTAAATGAGGGCATATTAGTAAGTTTTTCCATATCTGCTCTCCAAGATTCAGCTGATGCTGGACTACCATAACGATTTGGAAAATATCCAGTCTTTCCTTTTGTACCCATTTTATGAGTTTTAAAAGAACTACCTTTTCTCGTTTGAGCTTTTACAGGAACAATAGCAGATTTATCTCCGCTACCACTACTTGCAACATTTTGATACCTCTTAACACTTTGGTTTAACTTATAGCCTCGTGCTTTAGCAAATCTAGTTCTTGCTTTTTTAGCTGCTTTATTTCTTTTCAAGCCTTTTAAAATGTCGGTAAGTTTTTTACCGGCATACTTACCACCCGAAACTAAAAGTTTTACCTTACTCATCTTACGTAAATGTTATTGTTACGCCACCTGTTCCTGAAATAGTTGCATGAATACCATCTTCAAATAAAATACCCGATCCTGGTAAATACATATCTAAACCTTCTTCACCAAAAAGAAATGTAGCAATTACTGTTCCTGATGCTCCACCACTTTTGAAAGTAATAGATCCACTTGCACTATTACCTTTTCCTTGAATAGATGTAAGTCTTGCTCTTCTTCCTGTCGCAACCATTTGTGCTGTAGATGTAGCATGAGCTACCGATTGATCTGATGAAAAACTTCCTCCACCTGCCATAATTTTCTCCTATGTTTTGTGGCTCCCGAAGGAGCCACTAATTATTTATTACGTATCACTAAATGGTGTTACGATTGTTCCTGATCCTAACAATAATGAATTATGTACTAAATAGTTAGCTGCTTCAATAGCAGTAACTGTAAGTATAGATCCAATAATTCCACCTTTTGTTGTTCCATTCATAGAAAGAACATCATTAGATGCGCCAGGGAAGAAAGCTTTTTTAGCTCCATCATCCACTGCAATCATAGCTGCACCTGTAAACTTATCAGTTCCGTCAGTTACAATTTGAACATCAGTTGCAGTTGTGTCTACGTAAAAAGTAAAACTTGCACCAATGTTGCTTTTGTTGTTAAAGTCAGTAGGTCCTGCAACTGCTGCATCAGCATTAGCAATAATTGAAGGTAAAGTAAAAATACCGTCAGCATCTTGTGTTAACAAAATTCTTCCAGCATGATCATTTACAGTCAAAGTTGTATTTGCTGTAAGAGCTATTGTTGAACCTGGCCCAGTTCCAATAAATCCATTCTTAGATATTACTGGTCCTGAAAAAGTTGTATTTGCCATATTAATCTCCTGTATAGCGGTTAAATTTTGTAGTCTCTATACCGTCTGCCTAGTCAGTCTACAAAATTATAATTTCTAGGTGTTTTTATTATACATAAAAAAAGGGGCGATGTAAAACACCGCCCCTTTAAAGTAATACAATTAAGTATTTAAGCTATTATGTAGGTAAGTTTCCGTTACCAAAAATACATCTTGGATCAGAGAATCCAAAAGAGTATCTCTCTCTAGCTTTAAATCTCATGTTACCTGTATCGAAGTCACCTTCCATAGCAGTTTTGATCGGTGATCTAACAAACATTTTTAGTCCATTAGGCACATCAGTTAACAAGAAGTATGAGTCTGTGTCAGTTAAAAAGTTATTAACTCTGTAACCTTCAGGTACCATACCCATGTTATTGATCGCATTAATGTCATTGTCTGCAGTGCCGGTTCTCATTGGAGATCTCATGATTCTTTCCGCTGTGAACTGTAGTTCTTTTGGAATAATCATTTTTCTTCCAGAGGCTGCAATTTTTAAGCCTCTTTCATCGACAAAGCCAGAAATATCAATTAATGACTGCTCAAGTGAAGTTTCGTTAAGGTCTGCAGCAGTTGCAAGAACGTTTGAGAAAGTTCCGCCTGTAGCTAGTGGGTGAGCATTTCCGATTAAAGATTCGCCATCACCACCTGTAACAGTTGTAACTTGCGCATTGTTCAATACGTTTGCAGCTTTAACTTGCTTCGTATTTGCCATAGATCTTGCAAGAGCTCTTGTGTATCTTCCCGCAAGTCTATCATATAGGTTATCTTCGATTGCTTCTTCAGTAATAGCAAATGCTAAAGCAATTGTTTCGTGGTTGTATCTAGCTGTGAAAGTTTCACC